CTATGCGTACTGGAACACGCCCCTAAAAACACCTGCTCAATGTTGTACGCAGCGAGCTGGCAGGCATGGAAGGCGATGGGCGGATTGAAGCTCGTTACCTACACCCTACGCACAGAACCCGGTGCGAGTTTGCGAGGGGCCGGATGGATTCTTGCCGATCCTCATATTAGTCCGTCTGTTTGGCACCGACCGCGCCAAGGGCGAAACCGTAGGGGTCAGTTGGTTTATCGTTGTGAAAAACAACGGTGGGAAATCTCTGCGCCACAAAAACACAGATCGATTGACGATGATGCTGTTATCACTATGGCTGAATCACATATGCAGGCTAAACAACACCAGGTCTGTATGGATTTTTCATAGGGAAATCCTTCGTGCAACAGTCTGTATCGGCATTTTCCCTGCGCCCGTATCAACAGCCGCACCACAAAAAAGACCTGCCATGATTAGCAGGTCTGTAGTATGCTTTGCGCACCTGGCGGGCTTTGCGAGAGTCCGCCAGGCACTTGATCAACAATCTAGGATAGAGGTTATTGACCCATGAGCAATTCTAGCACGGGCGCGCCTGCGCCTGCATCTGCATTTTCCCTGCGTCCTTACCAGCTGCAAGCCGTGGCGAAAGCCCGCGCGCTGATGGCGGAAGGCAAGCGATCAATATGTCTCGTTGCCGCGACAGGTAGCGGAAAAACGTGTATCGCCGCCCACATCATCCATAGCGCCCTGTCGAAATCCAAGCGCGTCCTCTTCCTGGCCCATCGCCGGGAATTGATTGACCAATGCGCCGCCAAGCTGCGTGACCTCGGGATTTGGAACTACAACGTGGTTTTGTCCGGCCATCCGCAATCGCGCAATCCCGGCGCGCCGATGCAGATTGCCAGTATCCAGACGCTCATTCGCCGGGAGTATCCGCCGGCTGACCTCGTCATAGTCGATGAGGCGCATCATAGCGCGGCGGGGCAATATCAGACCCTGCTGGCGAACTATCCCGACGCTTACGTGTTGGGATTGACGGCGACGCCGGAACGGCTAGACGGCAAAGGACTGGACGGGATTTTTCACGATCTTCTGGAAGTCGCCACGGTCCCGGATTTGATTGACAGCGGATTCCTGATAGCGCCGACCTGCCTGGGGCCATCGCCGGAAATGGCGGCGCAACTCAAGGCCACGCTGGCCACCGTGAAGGTGCGCTGCGGGGATTATGCGGAGGGCGCATTGGGCGACGCTATGGACAACGCAACCCTCGTTGGGGACATTGTTGCTCACTGGCAGGAATGGGCGCCGGGACAGCGCACCATCGTGTTTGCCGCGTCGATTCTGCACAGCCAGCACATTATCCAGCAATTCCAGGATGCGGGGGTTGCAGCGGCGCATTTGGACGGCGGCATGGCGACGCCGGAACGCGAGCGGATTTTAAGCGCGTGGCGACGGGGTGATATTCAGGTAGTCAGCAACTGCCAGATATTGTGCCTAGATGAGAAAACGGAAATCTTGACCGATTCAGGATGGGTTGGCATTGACGGTATTAATCCTCAATCGCGTGTGGCGAATTGGGATAACGGCTCAATCTTTTTTGAGGAACCGCTTGATATTTTCAAGCGACATCGTGGCGTTGATGAGCGGATGTTTAGCATTCATCACCATAGCGCCAGGGTTACGGCAGGCCACAACATCCTGTTTGCATCTGGCCGCAAACAGGATGTTTGGAAAAAAAGGCCCGTTGAGTCTCTGGCTGGAAAAGCGTATGCCATGCCTGTTTCTGGTTTGGCATTACCAAAACCGATTGACCTACCTATTCAGTCGTTCCCAAAATCTAATCGTGGCCGATTAGTCGCTGCGCTTTCTTATCATTTACGGAAAACGCACGGGATGGCCTCTACAGAAGCAAGAAACGAGGCCATCAATAGGGTTGATACTCGTCATTCAATGCGATACACGCCTGTTATCAATCTGACAGATGAGCAATGCCGGTTTATTGGGTTGTTTCATGCGGATGGCACAAAGACGTCATTACGCAAAGGCGGATTTGAGTTTAGGTTTTCTACGAGCAAGTATCAGCCGTTTATTGTTGAGGCATTCAATAGGGTGTTTGATGGGGTTGATTGCCATCGAATTGAACGAGAAAAACAAAGCACGATAGATTGGAGTTTTTCTCGGGGAACCGGAGGCGGAAATCAAAAACGTGCGGGAGTTTTTGAGATTGAGATTTACCTTGAAAAAGGCAATCTTGATTTTTTATGGGGGCTTGATGAACATCAGTTTGATGCGTTTATTTACGGTTTTTGGCTAGGGGATGGCAATCATGGAGATAATGGGACATACCACCCTGAATCAAAAACCATTTGTCTTTTTCAGGCAAACCTTGCTGTTTTAGATACCATTCAGGCGGTGGCGGTCTGTCGAAAATACAAGTCCCATTTGTCTTATAAGCCAAATGGGGCTAAATACAGTATCGGTATGCTGTATTTATCGAAAAAATCAACCCATAAAATTGCTGCTCGCCATTCATGGGTAGAGGAATCCGATTACACTCCTGAGCGGGTGTGGTGTGTAAAAACCAGTAGCGGAAACATCATTACTCGCAGAAACGGATCAGTTACCGTGATGGGAAACTGTGAGGGCTTCGATTTCCCGGAATTGTCCTGCTGCATTCTGGCGCGACCTACGAAGTCCGTGGCGCTGTACCTTCAGATGGTCGGTCGCGTTTTACGGGTTGCGCCGGGGAAGAGTGGAGCGCTGATTCTCGATCATGCCGGGAATATTCTAGAACACGGGCCGCCGCATATTGAGCGCGTCTGGACGCTGCAAGGCGCATCCAAGAAACGGAAAGCCGAGAAAACCCATGCCTGCTTTTTACCGGGTTGCGGTGCGCTGTTTGTCGAGCGGGACGCCGGGGCGGTCTGGTGGGTCGCCGCCACGCAGCCGGGGATTGTTGAGAATTACCGCTTCATGGCGAAAAAGTTTGAACGCATGGATCGCAGCAGCGCCGATTTTTCCCAGGAAGCCAAGCTATTGATCTGTCCCGCTTGCTCACACGCCGGCTGTAAATTCTGTGGGAGTTTCATTCAACCGCCGAGCGCTGAGAGTCACGACCGGCTGGTGTGTGCGCACTGCGGCGGGGAATACAGCAGCGACCGTCAAGAGCAGGAAGATCGGGAGAAGCGGAAACCGCCGGAATGCGCGGACGGGAGTCTGGTGCTGATGGACGGGACCGGGCCGGCGACGGACAAGATCAAGGTGAAAAACGAATATAACCGCCTGCTGAATGTTGCCAGGGAGAAAGGCCATAAACGCGGCTGGGTGTGGTGGCGTTTGAAAGAGAAGTTTTCAGAAGAGCAGTTACGGGTCGGGTTGCCGTTTCACCGGGCGGAATGGTGGCGGAAAGGCGCGGCGGAACATCAGGGGAAAACGTCATGACCTCCCTCCAATCCGCCATTGATGCGCTGACTGCCAAGGGTTGCAAACCCACACCCTCCGGCGCTGGCTATACCGCCTACTGCCCGGTACACGAATCCGATCACAACGGCCACAAGCCGAGTTTGAGCCTGAATCAGGGTGACAAGGCCATCTTGATCAAGTGCCACGCCGGATGCACCTACCCGGCGATCATTGACGCCCTGGGACTGAAATCGGAACCCGTCAACGGCCAGCGCCGGGTCATAGCGACGTACAGCTACCGGGACGCACAGGGCCACGAAGTCCGGCAGAAGATTCGCTACGAACCCAAAGATTTTCGGATTCGTCATCAACCCGCGCCCGGCGCTGATTTTGTCTACAAGGCCGGCCCCGGCCCCGCTGTGCTGTACCGACTGCCGGAACTGGATCGATCCGGCGACGTGTACGTTTGCGAGGGGGAGAAGGATGTTGACCGGCTGGCGGCGCTGGGCCTAGTCGCAACGTGCAACATCGAAGGCGCCGCCAAGCCCGATCAGAAAGCCAAGTGGCGACCGGAGTACACGGCGCAACTGGCCGGCGCGGCCCGCGTCATTCTGGTTCCCGACAACGACGATGCTGGCCGGGCGCATATGGCGTACATCGCTACGCAGTTGCGCGGCAAAGTGGGCGACGTGCGGATTGTTGAGTTGCCGGGACTGTCCGGCGCGAAGGGCGACAACGACGTTTCCGACTGGCTGAATCAGGGGCATACCGTTGAAGAGTTGCGGGCGTTGGTGGCGGAAGCGCAGAAACCGGAACCGGAACCGGAACCGGTGGAAGCGCCCTCCTGGGATGCGGCGCTGATGCGGAAAGCGGACACCGATCAACTGCTGAAAAATCACTACAACGCCGTGATGATCGTTGAAAACGCCTATCCCGGCTTGGTGGGCTACAACGAATTCCGACAGCGGATTGAGGCGCGAATAGCGTCGCCCTGGCGGAAGGAGCCGGGGACATGGACGGAGCGGGATACCGGCGAATTGGCGTTCCACCTTTCAAAGGAGTTTACGAGCTTCCCCTTGGATGGTCTGGCCGCGGCGGTGATGGTGGTGGCCTATCGTCACCCCTTCAACCCGGCACAGGAACGCTTGCGGGCGTTGGCAGAGCAATGGGATGGGACCAATCGACTCGATACGTGGTTGGTGGTCTATTTCGGCGCGGCCATCAACGCCCGCAACGCACACTATCTGCGGGAAATCGGGAGCGCTTGGCTCAAAGGCGTTTCTGCCCGCGTGCTGTTTCCCGGATGCAAGCGCGATGATGTGTTGATCTTGCGCAGCGATCAAGGCGGTTTCAAATCGACCGCCGCTCAGTGCATTGCCGATGCGATTCTTCCCGACGCCTTTACCGATTCGTTGGGTGATATGGACAGCAAGGACAGCAAGGCGGCGATTCGCGGCATCATCATCGCGGAGCTGGGCGAATTGTCGGTACTGAACAAGAGCGACCTGGAAAGCATCAAGGCATTCGTAGCCACGCGCAGCGATCACTTCCGCGAAGCCTACGGGCGCGGTGAGCGGGACTATCCCCGCACCGTGTCTTTTATCGGAACCACGAACCACAGCACTTTTTTGAAAGACCCCACGGGGAACCGGCGATTTTGGCCGGTGACTTTGCCCGCTCCCATCAACATCGAACGGTTCACCGATGCGCTTCCCCAGTTGCTCGGCGAGGCGACCCGGCGCGTGATGGACGGCGAGCGCTGGTTTGTGTCCGACCAAGAGGCGCTAACCCAAGCCAACGAAGTCCGAGCCGCGCACTTTCAAGACGATGTCTGGACGGATGCGGTCTTGAACGCGGCGAATACCCTGCTCGATCCATGTTGCGCACTGGACGGCGCGAATCGTGAGTTTGTCACCGTGGCGGCCATCATGGGCGCGATGGGTATCCGTATCGAGCAGCAAACCATCCCCAATCAAATGCGCATCGGCGGGATTCTGCGCGTTGCGGGATGGCGGGATAAAAAGAAGCGGGTCGGTGATCGCAAGGACAATAAAACTGTCTGGGCCTGGTATCCGCCAGCGGTTCCCCCGGAATCCCGGTTCCCCCATCCGGTTCTCCCAGACGGCACTAGGCAAATAGCGGAGGTTCTCCCGGTTCCCCCTGGTTCCCCCTATGTTGGTAATTTAGGAGAAATGGGGTGTGTTGACAGCGGTGAGAGTGAGCAACTGCCGCCACCTGTTTTGCCATTTGTTAGAAATAGGGAGAAACCGGGAGAACCGGGGGAACCACTAGGCAAACAGCGGGTTCCCGTGGTTCTCCCCCATGGTGGAACCAGAGAACCGGGGGAACCACTTTCGCCCGATGCGCGCGCCCTGACGAACGTGCTACGGCTCTACCGAGGCTGGGAGGAACCCGGCGAATTGGCGCGCAAGAGCGGGCTTGGCAGCAAGGAGCGGGTACTGACAGCGGCGCAATCCTTGGTCAATGCCGGACTGGCGCTGATTGAGAAGGGCATGGTCAAGCCGACGGCCCGGCTGTTGGAGACACGGCCATGACGCCCCATGCCGCCCGTGAAATCTTCGCCTCCTGGCCTCCTGACCTGAAAGCGGCCCTCAAAGGCGCGGCGCTGCGCAACGCCTGGCAAGCCGAAGACTGGCCTTACCACATCCGCCTGTGCGTCGAAGCCCTGATCGAAGGGCGCGCAACGGCCACCGATTTAACCCTCGAATACCAACATCCTCTCCCGGAGCCATGCCATGATTGATCCCCGCGCCCGCCAAGAGGGTGGCGACCACTACCTGGAAATGGGTATTCAGTCCTGGGACGCCATGCGTGCCTGGCTGTCGCCCGAACAGTTCGCCGGTTTCCTGCTGGGAAATACCGTCAAGTATTGCGCCCGCTTCAACGCCAAGGCCGCCGGCAAAGGCGGACTGCCGGATTTATTGAAAGCTCGACATTACCTGGAAAAATTGATTGAACTGGAGTCCCGTGAATGAACCTGCCCGTCAAACGACTGACTGATACCGCCCGCCTGCCCACTCGCGCCCACCCTGGCGACGCCGGGCTGGATTTGTACGCTGATGAATCGGTGATTGTGTGCGCCTCGTTCCGCTTGCTCGTCAGTACTGGGATCAGCGTTGCCATTCCGTCGGGCTATGTCGGCTTGATCTGGCCGCGTTCTGGACTGGCCGCGAAACATGGCATTAGCGTAGACGCCGGGGTGATTGACGCGGGCTATCGGGGTCCGGTGAAAGTGCTGGTCACGAATGCCAGCAAAGATCAAAGCTACGGAATCCGTCGCGGCGACAAAATCGCGCAACTGATCATTCAGCCCGTCTCGCTGCTAGACCCCGTTGAAGTCGATGCGCTGAATGAAACGGAACGGGACGCGGGCGGTTTTGGGAGTAGTGGCCTGTGACCGATAAAGAGGCGTTTTTAGGCGCTGTTGAGAATGTGGTGGCCCGTTGCTTTATCCCGGTTCCGTCCGCGCCGCTTATGGCGCTTTCTGAGGCCGTAGACAGCATCGCTGCTGATCTTGATGTGCAGTCACGAACCATGGAGGCTGATGCGCTGCTGTACGATGTGTTCTGTGCCGCCGAAGACCTGGATTGGAGCTTCTGGCCGGAAACCGACTATGGCGGCACGGAGGCGCTGATTAGCATCAGTGCCATACAATCGCTGGCCGATGCCCTCCATGCCTACCGCGAAGCGGAAAAGGAGCGCCCATGACGCCCGTCGGCCCGCGTATCACCACTTGTACGGGTTGCCACGCCCATATCCGCATTCCCGATGACGCCAAGCCCGGCCATCGGGTGATCTGCACACACTGCAACGCCCGATATTACGCCTGGCAACTGCTGGCTCGTGCGTACCGACCGGAGGGCAAAAACTAGACCTGCTAATAGTTGCAAAACGCAGCCGATTGTGGTGTACACTCCTGCATTCCCCTATCGGTTGTGTCGGCAATGCTAGGCACGTTCCAAAAAACCACCGAAAGCAACGCGCTGGCGTGTCAAACCTGCGCCGCCTTCCGCGATGATGACCCGGATATTTTCTATTGCGAGTTACAGCAATCGGAGTTTCCTGCCTTATGTGAGCAGTATCGGCAATCAGAGCGGATGGCCCCGCTAAGAAACCAGTGGAGTGTGCCGGATGAGTTATGACCTCGCCGCCCTCCGTGCTGAGCTCATCCGTGATGAAGGACTGCGCTTGACGCCCTATCGTGACACGCTGGGGTATTTGACTATTGGCGTCGGGCATTTAATCTTGCGGAATGAGAGTTTCAGAACCATCACGCGGGATCAAGCGATGGCGTTGTTGGATCAGGATATTGCGATTGCAGAACGGCGACTCAGTAATATTTTCCCTTCGTGGCGCTCCTTGGATGAAGTGCGGCAACTTAGTTTTTTGAACTTAGTGTTTAACCTCGGGTACAAGCTGGCCGATTTCAAACGCTTTCTTCATGCGGCGAAGTCCGGCGATTGGGAGAAAGCCGCTGATCAGTTGATGCAATCGCGCTGGTATCGGCAGGTGAAGTTGCGCGGGCCGCGCATTGTCCATGCGATCCGCACGGGTACGGAGTGGGAGGGCGAATGACCACTTATCGCTATCGACTCATCGCTGATATTGAAGTCGATGCGCCGAATATCATAGCGGCTGAGAAGGCGGTGAGGGAGAACCGCATTCGTGGTTTTGGTAGTTACTTGGGCGGCGTCCGTTTACCGAGTCAGCGCCGAGAGGAGCCTCGTTGTCGTGTTGATGTGCGCGTCAATCGCGGTGTCATTGAAAGGTGTGCAGTATGAACATCAATCTGCGCGAGCCGTTTATTGCGGATATTGAAGTGGCCCGGCCTCAATCCATAGCTTCCGGGTATGCCGTGAGTGGGAACCACAATGTTCGTTTTTTTGGTAGTTACACTGCTTCCATTGATTATACTGCAAGCGTCCGTTTGCCGAGTCAACGCCGAGAGGAAAGGGTTGAATGAACTGGCTCCTGAATCGCCTCAAAGAACGCACTACCTGGCTGGCGATTTTTACCTTAGCGGGCTTGGTAGGCATCAAACTGGAGCCGGAGTTGCGCGAGTTGATTATCAACGCCATTCTGGGCGTGGCTGCCGTCGTGGCGTTTGTCTTTCGGGAGAATATCCGTGAACGCTCTACCGATCTGGATCAAGCCTCTCGTCCTGCGTCTGCACTCCCGCCGATTGAATTGCAGGGACGTTCCGAATCTCCCGCGAGGCGCGATGCTGATTCAGCGAGTCAGCCGAACCCTGTTGATTCTGATCTTCCTGTTTTTGATGGCGAGGATGCTCATCGGGTGCGCCGTACTGGATTGCCGCCCGACGCTTTCATTAAAAGCCCAGAGCAGTCTGTGCGAAGCAACCAGGATGGATACCATGGTTGAGCGGATTGAAAGCGCGGGTGTAAAGTGTGTGAGTGAGTTTCGTTAATTTAACTCTGGAGAAAGTGATGAGTGATTTTGTAGACAGCACCAGCGATCAAAGAACCGTCAACAACGTGATGCGCCATGAATATCGCGTTCTGAGCGACACGGAAAAAGCGAAGATGCAGGCGATCAAGGATAAAGGACTTGAACTGCATGATCTGATTGAGGGCATTGGACAATCCAGAGAACTCTCGATTGCCAAAACCAAAACGGAAGAAGCGGTCATGTGGGCCGTTAAACATTTAACTCGTTAATTCTATTTTGGAGAATCTTATGTTCATTCGTTCATTGTTGTTAGCTGCCGCCGTGTCCCTACCGTCGATTTCACTGGCCTGCAATCAAGGATTTGGCCCTGGCGGCTGTGTGCCGGATGCCCCTGATCCTATTGGACCTGCGGAACTGTGTATTATCGACTGCAAGCCGGTGCAGTATACGCAATTTGGTCTCTTTGCCTTGGCGACGAGTACGCTGGCGAATGGCTATAGTGTTTTAGGCTGGGCTGGGCCGTGCCAATTGGACAATCTGAGTCTTTGCCCGGATATTTACAACCAAGCCTTTGAAGATTTGTATATCGCGGCACAACGCGCCAATCGGGCGCAGTATCACATTGTGGAGTAAACACCCTTTAGGAGACTCTCATGAGAGACGATAAGCGATTGGATGTAAAGCTGATTGCATTTCTAAATGAGATGAATCAGTTGGGGTATTCGTTGCTGGAAACGCAGGAATCGCCGCCGTGAACAGCCTCCTGTTTTTGACGCTGCAAACCATCATCAAGGCTTTGGTTGGTTCGCTCAATTACGAGCGAATCAAGGCGCTGGTCACTGACACGGATGCGACTTCATTGAGTGGGGATGACAAGCGGGCTTTGGTGGTTCAAGAGGCCCGCAATGTCGGTTTAGCGGTCGGCTATGCACTGCTCAATCTAGCGATTGAAGTCGCGGTGAACAGCTTACGCAGCAGGAAATCATAACGATGGCCGTCTTCACCCTCACCAAAGATTTCTACGGCCACAGCTTCAAGCTCGGCAGCACCTGGACGTTCCAATTCACCCGCAAAGCCGGGTTGACGCCGGACTTGGTGGACGTGACCGGACTCACTTCGCGGGTGATGTTTCGAGTCAATGGAGTGGATGGCGAAGTCGCGCTGACGGTTGCGAATGCGGATGTCACGAACGGCGGCGCGGCGGGCACGGTGGCCTTTGAATTAACCCCGGAGCAGACGGCCTTGTTTCTTCCGGGGACCTGGTACTATTTCGATATTGAGATGACCGCCGTGAACGGTCACGTCTGGCAGTCGCCCACGATGCGTTTTAAAACTGAGCAAGAAGTGACCCGGCCATGACCGACATCATCGAAGTGGCCAGTGGTGAACTCGAAATTGTTGAGGTTTCTTCCGGGTCGATTGAGATTATCGAGATTGCCGTGCAGGGGCCGCCTGGTGCTGATGGCGCAACCGATCATGGTGCATTGACGGGACTGAGTGATGACGATCACCTCGCCTATCACACGGATGCCCGAGGCGATGCGAGGTATGCGTTGTTGGCTCACAACCATTCGGGTACGTATGAGCCTGCCGACGCTGACCTTCAAGCGCATTTAGTCAGCACCTCGAATCCGCACAGCGTGACAGCGGCGCAAGTCGGGGCCGATGCCACGGGAACAGCAGCAGGCTTGATCGCCACTCATGAAGCCGCACTTGACCCGCATCCAGGCTATGCCCTGGAATCTTCGCTTGGCGGCGCGGCCTTGCTGAATGTCGGCACTACGGCGGGAACCGTAGCGGCGGGCGATGATGCGCGGTTTACAACCGGCACGACCGGCGATGCGTTTGCGTCCAGTCATCCGGGGGGCAATCAGCATATCGACTGGACAGCCGATCAAGGCGCAACGAACGTCCATGCCGGGAATATTCCAGACTTGAGCGGGACGTATGCTGCGGCTTCACACAATCACGCGGCAAGTGCCATTACCTCTGGCACCCTCGACACGGCACGGCTTGGTAGTGGCACGGCGAATTCCAGTACCTACCTGCGCGGGGATCAGACGTGGGCCGCAGCAGCGGGTGGCGTCGCGTCGGATACCCATGCCGCAACGGAGAAAACGACGCCCGTAGACGCCGATGAATTGCCGCTGGTGGATAGCGCGGCGAGTTTCGTGTTGAAGCGGCTGACATGGGCGAATGTGAAAGCCACGTTGGCGGGCGTGTTTCCGCTGTTGGTCGGGAAGTCGGGCGGCCAGACGTTGATCGGCGGAACCGGAGTTACGGATAAGCTCGTGTTGCAAGGAACCAGTGGAAATGGAACGAGTACGGATGCGGCGTTACAAGTCAATGTGGGGAATAACGGCAATCTCCCGGCGCTCATCATTGCGAATAACGGACAACTGATTATCCAGGGCGATGCAACAACCGATTTGCCGGTGTTTGGCTCGGAACTGCTGACGAGTGCGGGTTGGACAGTCAATGCCGGTTGGACAGAATCACCGGATGATGTGTTTGCGCATTCCAGCGGCACGGATACTTTAACCCATTCCGCCACGATTACCAGTGGCTATAAATACCAAATTAGCTGGACGGTCACGGGAAGAACCGCAGGAAGTTTCACCGTTGCAGTAGGTGGGCAGTCGGTAGCGAGTCAAACGGCGACGGGTACGTTCGGGCCAACGGCAACTGCCACTACGGCATTGACGATTACCCCCACCACAGATTTCAACGGAACGATCTCGCTGGTTTCACTGAAACGGATTACGGCTGCATCCACTCCTGATCAAGTGATGAAAAATTCGGCAGGGACGATTACCTGTGAATCGCGCTTTGTCGGAGGCAATGTTTCAATCGGTACTGACGCAGGCGCTTACCTCACCACGGGCAGTAACAACAACTGTTTAGGTACTAATGCAGGCTACTCCCTCACCACGGGCAGTAACAACAACTGTTTGGGCGTTAATGCAGGCCGCTACCTCCCCACGGGCGTTAACAACAATTGTTTGGGCATTAATGCAGGCCGCTCCCTCACCACGGGCAATAGCAACAACTGTTTGGGCTATAATGCAGGCTACTCCCTCACCACGGGCAGTAACAATAACTGTTTGGGCTATAATGCAGGCTACTCCCTCACCACGGGCAGTAACAATAACTGTTTGGGTACTAATGCAGGCTTCTCCCTCACCACGGGCAGTACCAATAACTGTTTAGGTACTAATGCAGGCTACTTCCTCACCACGGGCGTTAACAATAACTGTTTGGGCTATAATGCAGGCTACTCCCTC